TCGGGTCTGCACGCACTCGCACATGTGCGTTGCCCCAGAAGAGGCTGTTCGATAGGGGTGTTTCAGACACATAACCGCGGCCCACCACAATGGGCTCAATGTGTGCCTCTGTCACACGAACCATCACCGCATAATCCCCCGTTGCTGTAGCTCGCAGGCCAGATAGGGATCGCAGGGGGTGGATCCTGCTGGTGTGTGTGCTTATAGAGGAACCGGGGTGCATCAGGCGCCGTATACGCTCAAGGTCGCGTTGCGCGCGCGCAGTTGCCGTTTTGACTCCCCGCGACAAGAAGTGCTTCATGCCCGCGCATGAGTGCACGTCATCACCCACATTCTCAGCGCCGAAAGACCCGTCCTCTATTACCTCGACGACCGCTGCCTCAAGGTTGGCCATCAGCACGAGTACGGTCCTATAGTCGATGCTGCGGAAGTCGACGCAGCCGTCCTTCCCGAAGGATACGCCATACGCTGCCGTGAGGACTTCATGTAGTGCGCGATGGTCACCTCTGCGCTCATAAGGCCTGTATTGCTGTGACCAGTGGGTCAGTTCGGACTCCCATGATTTATATGCAGCAGCAGGTTTGCGTCCGGTCCATGAATCTAGCAGGAAGTCCAAACAGTGCTGTGTAGTGGGGCCGCGAATAGAGCTTGCGCCCTGAAGCATTTGTGCGCTGACAGTTGCCGACCGGAGTTTGTGTCGAAATAAGTGCCTCGGCAAGGTCGCTGCCTCATCGCAACAGATGATATTGCTTGGCGCATAACCGCCCGCTACCACCTGTGGTTCGAGCATCTTGATCGAATCTAAAGGACGCCTGCTCACACCACATGTGTCAAAGTTGCCATACATCGCACTGCCTCGCGGCGCTGCAAGGGCCCAACCGCGCTGCGTGTGCACAACTCTTACAGTCTTTGTTGCCCCACGCAGCCTAGGTGTTATGGCTACGGAGAACTTGAAACCAATGTCGATCTCGATGGCCGCGCCTAGCCTGTTTGCAAGCTCGCTAAGGTCATGCGATCCCATGTCAGTATATTTCCGGGCCTGTGATGGTGCCCTTGTCCTGCATGCCAGTAGCATCGCGGCGCGGACCTCAGGCTTATCGACCAAGGCGCGGACGACAACGTCCGCAATTATCGCAGCGTCCGCTTCAGGTGGGATGGCGGTGTCGTACTTGCGTGTGACAGCCGGATGTGCGTCATCTGATCCTGCGGTTATCATTGGGTTGCGAGGCCTGAATAGGTTTATGGGCCGCACAACCAGATAGCCTTCCGAAAGGCCGCCACGCCGCAGTATCGGTCGGTCGTACGTCCTTGGCGTGCCAAGCCTGTCGTAGGCGCGCACCTTCTGACCCAGTGCAAGGTGGCGTAAAGTCATCGCGATCTGCTCCATTATGACGCGGGGGGCCGCTGGCGGGAGGACATCTTCATATGCCTCATCGACCCTGCCCATTGTTAAGGCTGCGATGACACCTCGCCGCGTCGCATCATCCGTGATGCGACAGTGAATCGTTAAGGCTGTACCTTTGATTGTCGTCGAAGCCCAAGGTATATCTGTTGTGGAATCAGCGATCTCTAGCCACTGGCCTAGGCCACAGCCCTGTGCATCTATCACTCTAGGCATGAAGCCACCGTCTATCATATGTCGCCAGCGGCCTTCATCGCCAAGGACAACCTCTAGCTGTGGCGCTGCTGCTAGTTGCTGGCCGGAAGCGTGTGCCAGCTGTAGGCATATGCCGGGCCTTTCCCGGCCAGTTCGGCCGCCCCGTTGCTTGGCAACGTCCTCTGTCACATTCTGCCTGATGATGTCTCCATCGTGCTCACCAATCATGTCGCCAGTGTCGATGACAACGCGCAGATTTGGTACGTTCGCACCGACTTCACCGATGGAGCTGCATACTATGTGACCACTGCTAGGCAGGTCTGAGTGGGCGTGCCATGCCCTCGCCTGCACCCCGATGCCTTCAAGTTCACGCAGGATTTTCGGGATACTGGATACGAGTGCTGTTATGATCATCATCCTGCCAGTTCGTAGGTATTCATGGTCAAGTCCTAACTTCAACAAAGCCTGTGAAACTGTCAGCCCAGGCCATAAGCAGTACTTGACGCTACCTCGCGCAGTGATGGAGGGCGTCAGCTTCGTCGCACCACCAAAATAGACGTCACACCAGCAGTTCCAGGTTGCTGTCATGCCGATCATCATGCCGAGTGTACGTGCGCCAGCTATGCGATGAATGAGAGGACCCCCCATGTGGGGCTCATCGAGCAGGAAGATATCAGATGCGCGTGGGATGAACGTGCCATGCCTTAAACGGGCGCAGAAGTGCGCCCACGTCATGACGGCGGCGCCACCCTGGTACTTCACCCCACGTTTCACCCATTGGATGCCTAACACATCTGCCGCGTCGGCGGCTATCTTCCGACGTGGCATCAATACGATGACGCGGCGTGCCCGATTGTCGGTCACTACATGCCTGCAGAATGCGGTCGTCTTGCCGCTGCCGGTTGGTGCTATTATCAGCAAGCGGCCGCCATCCCTTATCCTATTCTTGACCACGTCGTGGTAGAAAGTGGCCCATGCGTCAATGGGTATCCCTAGCCCCTGCTGTGCACCTGGCGTGTCAATGTCTGATATCGCAAGGGCGCGCAAGGCGCACATCTCGATAAACTCGGCCATAGCCCGTGATATGTTCTTTCCCAGCAGCGGGGTTAGTGACCATATCGGCAGTGCATCCACAGATACATAGGCAACTCGTTTCGGCGGCAACCATGGGTCACGTGGGGTCAAGCTCGCGAGGGCGAGGCTAGATTCGCCTGTGCCTATCCACACGAAGCCGGAAAACAAGGAGAATAGCACCGACATGTCGAACATGAAGAAACGGTAAGCGTACCAGAAAAGGCACAGGACTGGGAAGTTACGTGTCCAACGGATTAGGAAGATAAACACTGACGTCAGGATGGAGGTATACTGCATGGCCGCCACGCTCGCATCATGTGCCCACGGCTCGACTATAGGCCCGGCGCGTATGAACTCATCGAGGGAGCTCAGTATGCCGAAAGGCCCAGACTGCACGGCGACACCGACCGCCCTCAGATCTTCAGGGCAGCCGAGCTGGTGATACGCGAAATTCTCAGCCCACTGATGGCGTGAGGGTACAGGGTACGGCCTCCCGAGTCCAGGGCGCTCACCAGACAAAGCGCCCGCACCGAGCGACCTCAGCACATCACGCGCAGCTGCCAGGCCGTTAATCAGGTTACTCTCGAACGCCATGTACATCGCCCAAGGGGATGCTTCTGGGGAACCTGCCCAGGGCGGCAGCTCCTTATAATGGATCCGGATGACCTGGCCATAGCTAGGCACTTTGTGTCGTGCCAGGAATTTGGGGCCACCGTGTTGCCTCCTTATGTCGTTGGCAATGAGACGGGCTTCATTCGCTATTATGTCGTACAGCCACCGGTGGTGTGGTGTCAGCAATATATGTCCTAGCGCCCGTAGGTACAGGGTGCGCATATCCGCCTTGTGTGGCACGGCGCTTTGACGCATCAATACGCTTCGCCAGTCATGTACGACTGCATATTTCGGCAGCACTATTTCTTGTAACTCAGGTTCATCAGGCACCTCATGCCAGTCCCTCATGGTCTTCTTGCAGAATTCTAGACCGCTTAGCTTGTCGCGAGCGGCACCGAAAGACACAACCTGTCCCGTGTTCGTCAAAAGCCAGTCAGCGACGCGCTGGCGGAAATCCGTCGGGAGGCGCCGATTCGTGTGTAGTGTACCATCATCAGACATGTTAATTAAAACGAACTGGTCGAGCACCTGCTGCGGGGATATCTCTTCCGTCGCAGCGATTGCACCTATCAGCGAGATTTCCACCGCGAGGCTGTTGTCGAGCGTGACGCTGCTTTGGCCCGTGGAGGCACCCCGGCGCTTCATATAGAACGTCCCTGTCGCATAGCTGTACATGCCACCATAGGCCAATGCGTCATAATTGCTGCGCAGCCACTCTTTTATTTTCTCCAGGCGTGGATGGCCTTCGTATGCGCGGCCTCGTAGCTCCGCGATCTGGAGTAGTAGCTGCGGCGAGAAGTGCGAATCGGCAGCCTTGAAATCGAACTCGGTATGCCACAACATCTGAGCGGCCCGCTCATACTTTTTGTTGTACCCCGTGCCATTCATCGGCATACCTG